CTGATGGGCCTTGCAATGGGGTTTGTATTTGGGCGCTGTTCTGCTGTCAACAGCAAGGCCCCGGATGCCCCCATTGAACCGGATCAGCTTAAGATTGATACCCAAATGAAGGCCAATGCGGATGCCGTTGAAGCCCTTCAGAAAGGTCAATCCGGGAAGGCTGATCTGGTGGATGGTAAGGTTCCCGCCGAACAGCTTCCCAACATGAACTATGATCCCAAAGGTACGGCCCAAAGTAAGGTGAGCGAACACAACCTTGATCAGACCGCCCACCCGTATCTGTTGAACCAGATCGGAACCTGTGTGGAAGCCGCACAGAACGCACAGGATGCCGCAAATGCGGCCTTGGATGCTGTGTCCGGTATCGTCTATACCATCAATGTTCTTCCTTCGCAGAATGGCACCCTGACCTATAACGGACAGGCCCAAAGCCCTTCTTGGAACGCTTATAACCCCGATGCGCTGACCTTGGGCGGCGTGACTACCGGCACCAATGCGGGAACTTACACGGCCACTTTCACACCCAAGGGGCGGTATAAGTGGGCAGACGGTACGCAGACCGCCAAGGAAGTGACTTGGACGATCAACGCCGCCACCATGACGATCCCCACGCAGAGCAACAGCCTTACTTATACCGGTTCGGCCCAAAGCCCCACTTGGAACAACTATGACAGCGGGAAAATGACGCTTGGAGGAACCACCAGCGGCACGAACGCCGGTTCCTACAATGCCACCTTCACGCCGAAAACGAACTACAAGTGGGCTGATGGAAGCACCGGGGCCAAAACGGTTGCTTGGAGCATTGCCAAGGCCGCTGGTAGTTTGTCTTTGAATAAGACTTCCATCAAACTGACCGCCGCAAAGACCACGGACACCATCACCGTGACAAGGGCGGGTGATGGTAAGATTACGGCCACTTCCAGCGCCCCCACGGTGGCTTCTGTGAGCGTTTCCGGTTCGGTGGTAACTGTTACCGCCAAGGCCAAAGGAATCGCCACAATCACCGTCAGCGTGGGCGCTGGCACCAACCACACGGCCCCGGCCAATAAGACCTGTTCCGTTGAAGTGACATTGCCCACCAAGGTTCTGAACGATAACAGTTGGGCAACCATCCGGGAAGTCAGTTCCGCAGGTTTGGGAGCCAACTATTGGGCCGTTGGTGATGTGAAGGAAATCAAGATCAATGGTAAGGTGGGCAACACCACTTTTTCCAATTTGGCGGTCAATGCTTTCATTTTGGGGTTCAATCACAATTCGGCCCGTGAAGGCGGGAATAAGATCCATTTCCAGATTGGAAAAATTGGGAGTGCCGCCGTTGCCCTGTGTGACAGCAAATACAACACTAATATTTCCGGCACCGGTTATTTCAGTTGGAACACCAGCAACACGAACAGCGGTGGTTGGAACGCTTGCTATAAGCGGAAAACCCTTTATGGCAATGATGGAACCCCCACAAGCCCCTTGGCAAACAGTTTGATGGCGGCGCTTCCGTCTGACCTTCGTGCTGTGATGCAACCCGTGACCAAGTACACCGATAACACGGGCAATGCAAGCAACAGTTCCGGTAATGTTACAACTACTACCGATTACCTGTTTGATCTTTCCGAGTTTGAAGTCTTTGGTGCGAGAAGCTACGCCAACCAGTATGAACAGAACTATCAGGCCCAGTATGATTATTACAAAGCTGGTAACACCAAGATTGCAAATAATCATACCGCCGTCACCACGGCGGTTTGGTGGGGCCTTCGTTCCCCTTATTACAGTA